CACCCTTGCATTGCCGGACACCCTTGCATTGCCGGACACCCTTGCATTGCCGAACACCTCTGCATTGCCGAACACCCATGCATCGCCGGACTGGTTTACATTTTCTTCTTTTTCTACCCATCCGCCAGTTTCTCCGGCTTCTACATTCCCAAATGATATGAGCGCCTTGATTCGAAAAAGCTTCTTCCCGAAAATGTTAATTTTGGTTTCTGATGTTAATTCAAATTTCTTCATGTTTTCCTCCTTAATTACTGTGAAGTTACAGATTCTTTCTTACCTGATTTTTTGCTCCAGTCAACTATTTTTCCTTTCTTTGTTTCGTTTTTTGGATTTTGTGTTATACTCTCCTTTGGAAAGGAGGAATTTGCTATGCCCGATAATTTTGGTTTAAGTTACAGTGAACTTTCAGAAATCCGTACTATAAATTCAGAACTGGCAGCACACAATATTGCTTTAGCTTATATCCAAGCAACTGCACAAGTTAATAAATTAAACAGAGAAGATGAAGTTAATTCTTCTGATGTACTGTCACCGTCCAACCAGTATGTACAAGCCTATAACTATGCTTATAATTTTGTCGTTCATGAAAATAAGATTATAAACGAGGCTGAATAGTATTTATTAAGGTGTCTTGACTCCGCTTATACATTTCTTCCATAACAGAGTCCAGATGCTTACGGGCAACTTTGCTTTCTGCGATTGTCAATTCTCCCATTGCCATTACGCAATTTTCTACTGCCTTGAGAATCTTTTCTTTATCATATCCAAGCATCTCAAAAGCATAGTCCGTAAGTCCGGCGATTGATTTTCCTTCCATCTTCATACACTCCTTTCTACTTAACTTCTGGCAACCTTGGTTCAAGAAACTTGTCGGTCCCAACGGATAACGCCCCACAAATTAGTTCGTATTCATCGAAATCTAATCTGCGATTTCCATTGAGAGAAAGATTGAGTTTCTGAACAGGAATTCCAGTTCTGTTGGCGACAAATGTCTGTGTTATGCCGTTGTTTTCAAGGTATGACTTGATTTTCTTACCAACGCACATTCTTCATTTCTCCTTTCTGTTTGAATTTCGTTCCTATCGAACAATTATAGTATAACTTCGAAATATCCGAATGTCAAGAAGAAGTTTCGAAAAAATCGAAATTATTTTATTGACAGTCCGAAATTTTTATATTATTATTAGTTATGAAGGGAGGAAACGATAATGACATTTGGCGAGAAAGTCAAGCAAGCCAGAACGGTAAAGAAGCTGACCCAGAAACAACTTGCAGAAAAAATCAATGCAAAGCACAATTCAATTAGTGACTGGGAAAAAGATAAGTGTAAGCCAGACATGGACACTATTGAACTTCTATGTGGCGTTTTGGAAGTAACACCGACATACCTCATGGGTTCTAAAAGCGATGATGATTATGCAACCATAATTGGAAATCTTATGTCGGAACCTGACATCTTAGATTTTATCGAGGAATACAAAGCACTCGATAAAGAAGATAAGAAAGCAATAAAACAAATAGTTTCATCGCTAAACAAAAGGAGCAAGGGTTAATCCCCTTGCTTCTTTGATTTCAGATATTTAATAAGAATCGTATAGACAAATTTTAACTTGCCCTCATTTTCAGTATTCTCTATCATTTCAATAATTTCCTTTTTGTAATCCATTTTCCGTCCCTCCAATATCACGCAAGCAAGAACATTTGTTCTCTTTTATTCCATTATACCCTCTTCTCAGCGATATAGAACGGACTGGATCATACTTCTTGCCCTCTGCTTAAAAAGTGTTCCCTCCATTTGTCTTGAACGATTGAAAAAGAAATGACATGTACATTCCGCAGAAATATTGTTGCTTTTCTTCACAACAAATGACTGCTGCTCTGCTTCAGATACAACCGCCTGTGTATAATTATGTATCACATATTGATTGTTGGCACTTGTCTTAATAATCACTTCGGAATCTGTTGGATCAATACTCTCACATAGCGGCGCATGCACAGAAAATGTGAGCATTATTCCGAACAGAAAAAATATAACCAGCTTTTTTATTCCTTTCATAAAATTCCTCCCAAATTAGTTTATATTATACTCTCAATATAACAATTATACAATATCTCAATCTTGCACAAATTTTCTTACATTAATGCTGTATTTGACGAAAATCGAGAAAATTATACTTTTTTCGTTCAGTCGTCCCAGATTGAGCGCTGTCCGTTTATCATATAGATTTCGTCCTGGAGATACAGGGGTGCGTCATATCGTGCGATCACGTTCAAGGCAGAGTCACACTGGTTTCGCTTGATTGACTTGTAGGAGCGCACACGGAAGTTCGCTTTTAAGTCTGCATAGATGTTACTGTATACTCGCTGCCTCATTGACCTGTCTTGGTATGCGTTCGAGCCTTTTCCACCTAGGATATCCACGCCACGCTTGCGTACTGCCTCTGTGATCCTGTCGGCTTCAATTGGAAGGATTGGCAAATCAAATTCCAGGCGTTCAAGTTCCTGCCGGACAATATCCACTTTCTTCTCAACCTGGGTTACTCTCTTATCTACTACGATAACGGCTTGCAGTTCTTTGGAAATGCCAGAAAGGGCAAGTTCGTTTCTCTTCTGGAAATATTCATCCACCAGAGCGTCATATACATCCCACGCCTTGTCAGTGTTTAATGACTTTGCGTGAAGAAAAGCACCTTTCTGTGTCCAAAGGTAGAGTTTGTTGAGTCTTGACGAATCGTCAAAATGACGTTTCGTTTTAAACTCTTTTAATTCTTCACCCTCAAGGCAAATAAAATGTTTGCCCTCAATGTATCTTTCTTTATTTCTGCTGAAATTTTTTTGAATAATTTTAGTATCAGTTTCGTATGCTTCCGCAATCTGCTGTGTAGTAAGAACTAAAGTTCCATTAAATTCAACTTTTTGTAATCCGTTCATAATTTTTTTATCCTTTCTATAAAAAATATTGATTTTTTACGGAAAGTGTGTTATCATACAGACACTCGTGGAAGAGTGATTTATAAAAATAACACAACTTTCCATAAGGGCATATTGGTCTATGCCTTGGTAAGTTTTGCTTGTGCGACAATTCCACGGCGCACAATTTCGGCTTTAGATACGCCCTGTTTGCGCGCTGTGGTGACAAGCAAATCATAAATTTCCTGTTCCATTCTGATTTGGAAATATGTGTTTTTTGTAATCTCTTTTTTAGGTCTACCCATAGTCTCCTTTCTGTCGTAAATTCCATTTTATTGTAATGACAACTAAATGTCAATTTACTCTAAGTATATAAATTATTGTAATTGGTTAGGTGCCCGCTTTTATGCAGGCACCATTTTCTTATTTTATGCTCTTTTCAAGCATATTCTTGATTTCGATAATTTCCTGCAAGATTCTATCTTCCTTATCTGCACGAATGTCTCCATCAATTAATCTTCGGATATAGTCGTTTTTGCTCACCCCCATTTCCTTTGCCTTTTCACCAACAAAATCAATTTGTTCCTCTGTGAGTCTTAACGTAAATGTTTTGATACTCATTGGTTTCTCCTTTCTTTTTGTGAAGTCGTATTGACTTCTTATGTTCAATATAGCATGAAGTCATTTAGAAGTCAAGTATTATTTTTGTCGAAATCTGTCAAGTTGTTATAAATTATTATGTTTTATTTTGTTTTGTGCTGTGGTACAATCAGATAAAATAAACCATATGAGGAGGATTTTCTATGGAAAAGACCAAAAAGTGCAAATATTGCAAAACAGAGATTCCGGCAGACGCTAAAGTGTGTCCGCAGTGCCGGAAGAAATTAAAAGGTGGAAAGTTTAAGTGGATTCTGCTTACCCTTATCATCCTTTGTGCTATAGGTGCGGTGACAGGCGGAAGTAATAGTAATTCCAGTACGAAATCTACAAATTCTACATCAAGTAAAAAAGAAGATATACCAAAAGAATACACTTCCGTATCAGTTAATGATATGATGGCAGATCTTGATAACAATGCCATGGGAGCGTCTGATAAATACAAAGATAAATATCTTGAAATTACTGGAAAACTTACAAACATTGACGCTTCTGGAAAGTATATTGACTTGATGGCTGATGGAGACTTTGAGATTATCGGAGTTCAATGCTACATAAAAAATGATGAACAAAAAACAAAAGTAGCTTCCATGACCAAAGGAGAGACAGTTACTTTAAAAGGGAAATGTACAGATGTTGGAGAAGTCTTTGGATATTCTCTTGATATTGATGAAATAGAATAAATAATAAAAAAGCCGGCTCCTGCGACCAACAGGAACCGGTTTTAATAAATAAGATAATCCGGAGAAAATCTTACCTACACCATAATTATACCATCTCCTGGATTATCACACAAGTAAAAAAAGGAGAATGATAAAATGAACGAATCAGTATGCATCTATCTAAGGAAATCCAGAGCCGATCGGGAAGCTGAAGCGCACGGAGAGGGCGAAACACTCGCCAGACATGAACGGATCCTGTTAGATCTTGCAAAGAAAAAAGAGTACATTGTGGGCGCAATTTACCGCGAAGTGGTATCTGGAGAAACTATCGCCGACCGTCCTGTTATGCAGCAGCTTCTACATGAGGTAGAATCCGGTATGTGGGATGGAGTTCTGGTTGTGGAAGTTGAACGACTTGCCAGAGGTGATACTATTGACCAAGGCATTGTGTCAAGGGCTTTCCAGTATTCTGACACGAAAATTATTACCCCCACAAAAATATATGACCCGAACAATGAATTTGATGAAGAATATTTTGAGTTTGGGCTATTTATGAGTCGCAGAGAGTATAAAACCATCAAGCGCCGACTGAACGCCGGAAGGATCTCATCAGTAAAAGAAGGGAAATACTGTGGTAACAAACCACCTTACGGATATGAAAGAGTAAAACTCGAAAAAGAAAAAGGTTATACTCTCCGACCAATTCCAACTCAGTCTGAGATTGTAAAAATGATCTACACCTGGTATGCAGGTGATGGCTGTGAACAAATTGGAGTCGCGAAGATTGTGCGGAAATTAAATGAAATGGGTATAGAATCTGCACTAGGCGGCGACTGGACTCCTGCCAGTATACAGGGAATTCTGACAAATCCGGTATACATCGGAAAAATACGATGGAATGGGAGAAAAACAGTGAAGACTATACAGAATGGTCAAGTAATTAAGACACGCCCTCGATCAAAAGATACTCTTATTTGTAATGGATTACATCCGGCTATTATATCGGAAGATCTGTTTAACTCCGTACAGGAAATTCGAAAAAAGAACCCGCTTCGCCCAGTCAGTATAAAAAACACAGTTCGCAACCCGCTTTCCGGAATCGTCTATTGCAGCAAATGTGGACGCGCTATGGTTCGCCGCCCTTATCAAAAGAGCGGGCAGGAAGATACCCTCATGTGTCCATATACATCTTGCTCTACAGTAAGTAGCAAATTGTCTCTGGTTGAAAAAGCTGTGATTGATGGAATTAATGAGATCGTGGAGGAATATAAGTTAAACAATGATATTAATGCATCTTCAAAGGATATTGATTGCGTAATAACCTCTAAACAAAATCTCATACATGAGAAAGAAAACGAGCTGGAAAGCTTGAACTCTCAGAAAGCAAAACAATATGATCTGCTTGAACAAGGCATCTACACCACAGAAGTCTTTCTCGAACGCTCCAAAACTATATCCGCATCTATCCAGTCATGCTCCGACATTATAGAAAAATTAAAAGAAGAAATCAAACATGACGAGAACATTATAAAACAACAGTCGGATTTTATCCCGCGTTGTGAAGAGCTGCTTGATAACTATTGGAGCCTTGACACGGAATCCAAGAATAAAATGCTTAAGAGTTTAATTGAAAAGGTTGCTTACTCAAAAGATACCAAAAACGCTTATGGGAAAGGAAACGAGATTGGTTTTCAGCTCGACATTTTCCCAAAAATCCAGAAGAATAATTAATGATATCTTCTATGTGCTGACGAACTGGCTCATTGATGTTATCATTAATTTTGAAAATAAATTCCCGGGGGAATTAACCCCGGGATATTTTTTACTGTTTCTTAATATATTTTGCAGATACAAAGCCATAATACTTTCCTGCAATACGGATATAATACCATTTGCTGCCGTTTTTATCTTTCTGTGTATAATTCATAACTTCTACTTCGTTGCCCTGGTTAAGAGTTGGGTATTTTTTGATGTTCGGGTACTCAGTTCCAGCCCATGTACGCACATTAAGCACAGTGGCGGTTACATTCCCCTTGAAAAGCACCTGTGTCTTATCCTGTTTTCCTGTAATGGTAGCGGATGTGGAGCCACCCTCCTTTGCCAGATATCCGGTCCAGATCCAGCCAATGCCGATACCAGAAACTTTTACATGCGTCCATTTTCCACTTGTTTTTCCATCAATATCAACAACAGTATCTTTATCAATGGAACCCATTACATATCCGTTCGGTGTCTCGCGGACGTATAAATCATTCACAGTCGCCACTCTGGTTCCTGTCTTTTTCCATGTGGCAGTATCTTCATAGGATTCCCAATCAATCCAAACATATCCGTCGATTGCTGGATCGTTGATGGAATAGGATTTATTGCGAACCGCTCCGCCATTTGCCACCACTCCTGGAGCACTGGAAGTATTTCCCTCATTAGTATAAATTCTAGCTCCATCAAAACTCTGTACATCTCCAATGTGGGAGCCGTTTCGGAAAATCGGAAGTGCACCAAGTTTCGGAGCGGTATTCCATGTGCCCTGTTTTTTCGACCAGTTTTTTACGCTCTGACAGTTATAAAAACCACCACCCATGATTTTGAGGGCATTTGTGATTCCAATTACTTTTACCAATTTCCAAAACTTGTACTCCGCACACCACGGCTGTCCCTGGCATCCTGGCTGTCCCCAGGAATTTACATCTCTTGCGAATTTGGTGTAATTATTATGTCCTGCATTCTTTTTGAAATCATCCAGATAGGCATTACTTTTCTTTTCAAGGTACCCGCCGTTGGATGCATAATAATCACCAAGGTTTAAAAATTCCTGTAATTTGCTCATTATATCATTCCTTTCATATTGATAAGTACATGATACAGCGAGTAATTGTGAATTTCAGCCCCACATTTTTATACAATATACCTACCATGATTAAACTTCACGGAATCATGGCTGTTGTTGCCACAAAGGGAAGGTACTATGCTATAATATAGTCGTACCCTTTGTGGTGCTTGGAGCTGAGTTTTTTGATTGGTAGTCGGGAACTCAGCTCCCTTTTTGTTGTTCCGATTTTGATATACTGATTATATCATATTCATTTTATGTTTGGTAGTGTTTTGTTATTTTTTCTTGTTTCTCCAATAAACTCTATAGTGATAATGGAAAATTATTATGTGTTAAAAAGTCAACAAACGAAAGCAAAGGTACATTAAAGTTCACTTACAACGGAAGATTGGCAGCAATTGCTCTCGTTACGAGAAATGGAGCCAGCTCTTTAGCATACTATATTGGAATCAATTCCGGTAATACTTTTTCTATCAATAAACTTGGCGGCGGAGATATTGATATTACTGTTGATCTATCCGAAAAAACAATAAGTTTTCCAGTTCCTGATTGGTCAACTGTACTTATGATTAGTATTGGTGGTGCTGATTTGAAATAATTATTTCATCATGGTTCCCCATATGCCGATTTTGTTTTTTCCAACAAATTTATATTTTGCCCAGATATAATGAGTAACCTCCCCTGCTGCTCTGTCGTATATGCTTGTAAGTATTGTTGGATATTTCTCATTGTTTTCAATAACTGTATTTTTGGAATAACTGGAATCTGAATTTGCAATTGAGATCCCCAATGGCTCTGAATTTTCATAAAACGCTTTTGCGGTGAAAATAAACAAAGTGTTTTTCGGAACTGTAAACGATAATCCTGTGTATACATATTCATTAACAACTTGAATATCCACATCTTTTACTTTCGATATAAAAGATAACTCACTATTTAGTGCATTTATTGCCCCGATGATTGTCTTGTTACTAGTTTGCAATTCCGAAATGGTAGCCTCGTTTAATTTCTTAGCTACCCACTTCCAGAAAGTGCCAAAAAGAAGTCTTTTGTTTTTTCCGTCTGTGGAATCACGAACCATTACTTCATCTGCATCTACTGGTGTTGCTGTTTTTTCTGTGTAGTTGTTCCATATGTTATTTGCCATAATCTTATACCTCCATTGAAATATGTTGTTTAACAAGTTGCTTTAATTCATTCAATTCCGCTTTCACGGAATCAAGCTCGGATTGCAGATTTTTAACTTTTTCATGCTCGTTTTTTAACATTGCGAACATACAGGGAATCATAATACGATAGTTCCAGTTTTCAGCACGTCCCTTTTTATCATGGTCAACAGCAATTGGAAATCTGCGGTCAATATCCTCTGCAACAAACATTGGCATTTCTTTTCCACACCGTTCGTCTTGCTCCATAAGATATCCATCTTTGTATTTCGCCCAGATTACCTTGACTCTATATAGGTCTTCTAGTTCGTCTTCTTTTACTGTTTTCCCGAGTACTTTATAATGCATAGAGGATGATGCAATTGTTCCGACATCTCCATTTCCATTCTTTCCTAAGTTACTACCAGTTATAAGCTTAGGCATTTCTGGCACATTGAGAGTCAGAGAACTGCTTCCGGTTGTCTCAACTTTCATTCTGGATACAGTCTTCAGAAGAAGACCAGCTTGTTTACTCTCCAAAACAGTCCAATATCCACTAGAGTATTGCGCGGACAAATCGAGAAGCCCATGAACAAGGGGTGAATCGTAACCAGCTGTAGCTACAGACTCATTTATCTGGAACCACTCTTTTCCCTTGAAGTTTTTAAACCCAACCGAGTTATCTATTTGGGTTATTATATTTCCATTCGCGTCATACACCTCAAAGGTGCCATATCCATTATTCGGACCGCCAAGCTTCAATGTTCCGCCTTTTGCATAGGTGAACGAAAAATATAACTGGTTGCCCTCTTTATAAACTCCTTTAACGGAACCATTATTTGTAAGAAGATTAAATATCTCTTCATGGGTAAGTGCGTCCACATCTATCACCACAGGGGCAGATTGCATATCCAGCTGATTTGTAGTTCCATCTGCTGCATACAGGATAAATCTAACAGACACAATGCTTCTATCCAGTGAGCTAACAGTATAGCTTTTACTCGGCTCATTCACAGTTGAAACCAATGCGTTTGTAAATGTAGAGCCATCCGTGGAAGTTTGCACATACCATCTACCGGAATATGCTGTTCTTGTAGCACTGTCACCATCTCGATAATAAGCTTTTGCCGTAATTGTACTTGGTACAATCTTATCATCCTGTCCTCGCTTTAGGATATTGGATGAAAGCTCGATAAAATATGTCCTGCCAGGTACACCCTGTTCTCCTTTTTCGCCCTGTTCTCCTTTTTCGCCCTGTTCACCCTTTATCTTTGTCCATCTATATTTTGTCGGGTCGATGGAATCATCCGGCGTGTCGTAATCAGTATATTGGCCAATATACTGCTTTCCGGCACTGACAACTACATCAAAGCCAGTTTTTCCGTCAGCACTGTTCGCATAAGCTATGTGGAAATATGGCGTCTTTCCGTCCGCACCTGCTTTTCCAGGGATACCTTGTGCGCCATTCGCGCCTTTTACAAGTGTCCACGCGTAATCATCTGGATTAGTACTATCTTGCTCGGTAAAATCCGCATACATACCGATATACTCACGATTACTGTCCGACACAGAGAAATCTGTTTTTCCATCCGCAGAATTCGCATAGGCAATGTGTGTATAACTTGTTTTTCCATCTTTTCCGTCTGCTCCATCCTTGCCATCAGAACCGTTTTCCCCATCAGCACCTTTGTATCGGGTCCATGTATAATCAGCCGGATCATCACTTTCCGTTGGCGTTTCCTTATTATTTGCAATTCCGATATACGCAACATATTCTGGCTCCAGATAGATTGGATTTCCTACAGTATCACATATTGTATTCCCATCTGTATCAATCCATGGAACAGTATCTGGGTTATCTGACATATCTTCGCCGTTTGGCATAGAAGCGTATTTAATCCAGGTATATCCATTCTTTCCGGGCCGTCCATCATCCCCGCGAAATTTCGCCCAGGTATAGGCAGCTGGATCCGTGCTGTTATCCTGTAAATAATCTGTGTAAGTACCAATATAAATATCTGGTGTCTCTGTCATCTGTTCAGATGTTGGATTTTCTACCGGAGCATATTTAATATGCAAATACGGCGTTTTACCATCCGCCCCGGGAGTTCCAGGAATTCCTTGTTCTCCTCTCGGTCCTTGTGGGCCTTGAATACCTTGTTCACCTTGTGGTCCCGGTATGCCTTGGTCTCCTTTTGGCCCCTGGAGACCGTCAACACCATTTGTACCATTTTTCCCAGCATAAATTTTAGCCAGCGAAAATCTCTTAACTACTGATAGAACACTGATATATGTTGCTTTAATATCTACCCATCCGTCATCAGCGGATAATGCTGTTACCGTGTATGCCTTGGTCGCATTATTCCAGGATCCTGTTACGCTATCCGATTTAATAATTGTAAATTTACAATCAGATGTAATATCCTGTGTTCCGTACATCACGACTGCCTGTGTACTCACGTTGCTCGGAAACGTTCCGTAATTTCCATCAGAATCAACAGAAATACCTTGGTATTCGTTACTCAACTGCAAGGTCATGTTCTTGGCAAGGGCCGCCGCTTCCTGCGCCTGTTTAGCCGCTGTCAATGCATCTTCAGAATCCTGTAATGCTTTTGTTACGTCCGTATCTTTTAATCTTTCCCAGTAATACCCTTTTCCATCATTGCGGAATCTGTAAGCATGGCTGTCTCCATCATAATACAGATCACCTACATGCTTACTCATTTCTGTATCAGTTAGCCACTCGTTTGCCGGGTAATTGCTAAGTGTAGGCGCAGGAGCCCCGGTCCAGGTATTGATATTTCCGTCAATCTGACCTTGCATACTGTTTAACAGTCCGTCCAAAGGTGATGCACCGATTCGCACGGATGCGCCGTCAATTACAATCTGGTTATTATCAATATCGGCTGAAAAGATAATCTTTCCGTTTGTGTCACGCACGATCAGCGCGCCGGCATTGATGTAGCTTGCATTGATTCCCTCGGCGTATAGCAGTCTTGTAATCATTTCTCCTGTAACAGTAAATCCATAAGGATAGGTTTTTCCACCATCTGTAGAAATTCCAATGGCTTCCGCCGTGAGTTTCCATACAATATCTGATTCTTCCAGAGTCGGCTTATTGTGCATATAATAGATTACACTACCGTCGTCCTGTGGATCTTCTGTCATATAAAGCCCACCAGACTCCTTAAGCGTATTTGCTAGCCTTTCAACGGCTTTTTCGCGCTCTGTGCGTTCATCCTTAACAAGTTGTCTAGCTTCTACCAGTGCTTTTGTAGCTTCCGACATATATGTGCTGCTATTTCGGATGGGATCATCTGCCTGCGTTTTTACAGTGGTGATGCCATTTAACGGAGATGATACATCAGTGATTGGTGTAAGATATCCATTGCCGTTTCGATCAAAACTGCGTGCCATATCACCAAATTCTAACAGAGGATTATAAAGCAAATCCCCTTGCAGATTTCGGAATTTAGCTCCGACCAAATTACCGCCAATCCATGCCGCCACAGTTCCGAGGTCACTGTCAGACAGAAGATTGTTTTCTAACTCCAGGACGTACCCGGCACTTCCAAACAGGGATTCTGATTCTTTGTTTTTTACTCTGATACCAGTAATTACAATATCATCACTGGAAAGAGTTGGGCTATTTACATAATCCTCTAACTTAGTTGGAACTAAGGAGCCGTTTTCGACAGCTCCAAAATTCCACTTAATAAATCGCAAATATCCTCTATTGTCAATTCTGGCGTTTGCTGTCTCCAACATTGCCGCCCATCCAATCAGCTGACGGAATGTCATGTTATCTGGGAGCGCTGTGACAACTACATTTCCATGTGCCATAGAAGAAAATCCCATAGGGATATTCAAACTCTCACAAGCGTCTCTTACCAGCGCTATAACTGTCTGTGGAAGCGTCAGAGCACTATAATATTTAGCATTGGTTTTATACATGTCATCCATCGCCGTAAAGCTCAATATTTCACCGTATTGCTCTGGCGTGGTAATTGTATAGACGCCCTTGTCAATCGTCTCGTATCGGTCTTCTGAGGCGGCTCTGGAAAGGACTATGCTGTTTCCATCAGTATCGAGAATTGGCTCATAAAAATCATCCATCCAGATTGATTCACTAGCTGATTCTGCAACAGAAGTCTGAAGCTTCAAATATGCATGCACTTTAGCTTGATAGAAATTATAATCTTTCCACTGATCCTCTGTGTTATCGAGTTCAAGTCTCATCGTTTTGCAGACTGTAGCGCCGACCGGGAAGCTACTACTCTCCGCACAATCGGAAAAGTCATTGTTGCCGATCATAATCTCGTTTTCAAGTGTCTTTGTTGTTCCGTCAGCAAAGGTGATCTCCACGATTTCAATTACTTGCTCGCCATCCTGCAATTTTTCTTTAAAAGTATTTGATACATTAATCAAGTGGATTCACCCCCTGCATATTAAATGATATTTCGGAATAGTATTCCCCAACTTGTTTTATGTTGTAATTCATTTTTCCCACGTAAAACTTTTCTGAACGCCATTCATTTTTGTGTGCTAACCAGTGATGTAAAATGAACGGCTTTCCTTTAATAATTGCATTTACCAGATTAGTTGATTTCTCATCAACCGGCACATTGGTGGCTTTATAGCTATATTGCATAACTGTAAAAAGCGGAGTTATTAGCGCAACTCCTTTTTGAGTTCGATTACTTCCCTCCGAATAGGTGGTCTCAAAGTTACACTGCATATCCTCATCTGGTTGAGGGATGAGAAGCCCATTTATTTTATATCTATCAGTTATTGATTTACTTATTGAAAATGCCACATTCTCACCCCCCTATGCCAATTCAAACGGATTTGTACCGCTTGCATCACGTCTTAACTTTGCTTCGTCAATCATCTCATCAAATATGGTTCGTCTGTTGAGCTGTGCGGTAAATCTATAGCTTCCGCCAGACTGCTGTCCTCCAGTTTCTTCCCTTACAATCTGCCTTAACAATTCTTCTGGTGCTTCCAGGTTGCGACCATTCTTCTGATCTCCAAGCACTGCAAGGAACTCTGATCTTGGCGGGATAACGGCACCTTTTGCAAGATATGGAATTGTAGGAACTCTTGGGAAATTAGCTGTAAATCCAATTGTCCTCGAACCAAAAGGAGTTGGAACCTTCCACGGTCCAAATGTAAATGCTGATTCAATGCCGCCAATTGCACTGTTTACAGTTCCAATAGCGCTGTTTGCAATTCCGATCACCTTGTTTAATATATCTTTGATGGTATCACGTATACCCTCAAACGCCCTTCTGACCGTATCTCTGGCACTTGTAAATTTATCCACGATTGCATCATGAATAGCACTTACTTTTCCGTCAACAAACGTTTTTATTTTTCCCCATATAGATGACGTTTTTTCTGACACGGAATCCCAAATTCTTGTAATTTTAGACTTTATTCCGTCAAATACTGTCGAAACTGTAGTTTTTATTGCTTCCCATGTATTAGACAGCCATGTTTTTATAACATTCCATACTGTAACAGTAACTGTTTTTATTGCGTTCCAAGAAAGAGAAATGATACTTTTTATTATTGTTAATGCGGTTTTTACTATTCCATTAATAGCTTCCCAGGCTCCAGATATAATATCTTTTATAAGGTTCCATGTACCTCTTGCAGTTTCTTTGATTCCGTTCCATGCTAGTTCCCAATCGCCTGTAAAAACTCCTTTCAGAAAATCAATAACTCCGCTCAGGACATCTAATACATCTCCAATAATTTTAATAACGGATTTTATTGCCTCTATAACAGTGTCGCCAATTACATTTGCAACGTCTGCTATTACTGGAATTGCATTTGATACAATCCAGCTAATTATTGGAACTAAAATATTTTCCCAAAGCTCTTTTAAGATATCTATTAATTTGCCGAGAAAAGTTTGGACTTTTACAAACATTTCTCCCAATTCCCCATCCATAAGCTCTTTTATCTTAGAAGCTAAACCTTGCAGAACTGGAAGAATATATGTGTTATATCCATCTATTAAAGTTCCAAAAATGGTTGAAAGTCCATTAGCTATTGAATCAAAAAAAGGTTTTAAATGCTCATCGTATAATGCGGTCACTAAATCGGAAAGATTTTGAATAACTGTCGATAATCCATCGGTTATTGTTTCGATAACCCCAAGTGTTCCTTCGACTGCGCTTTTTAATATATCCTTATTATCAATGAACGGCTGTGCGATCATATTCAGCATATCTCTTCCAAGTCTTGCACATAATCCCATAGCAGTCATTGAGATATTTGAGAATATCCCTATGATATTGGCTGTTATCTGCTGCGCAATTTCTCCACCAAATGCAGAAAATACCTCTGCTAGAGCGGATGAAAAATTTCCTTCAATTTGAGCAACCTCAGATCCAATATCAAACATATCAATTAAATATGTTTTTATTCTACTGGTGTTTTGCTTTAGAAATTTTTCTATTCCTCCAATAAGATTTTGAGCAATTGTTATTCCAATCCTCGAAAAAGATCCAGATACTCTTCCAATGGAATAGGCAAATGTATCTAAAAAATCACTTGCCGCTCCAATTACTTCTGGATCAGTAAATATATTCTGCAAGGATTTCCCGATAGAGTTAATATTTTCCTTAATATCATCAAAAATCGGTTTGTAATCGCCTAGTCCATCCCAGAATCCTTTTGATAGCAATTTGGCTAATTTTTTAAACTTCTTTATTATGGAATCAAGCGGCTTGGACATTTTTTTAATAGTCGTTTCGCCTTCTGCAAGTTTTCCGTAATCCACATTGCTTACTGCACCAGATAATCCTCCAGACGCTCCACCACTCCCGCCAGATGAAGATGGTATGGAAGAGCTACTATCTGTAGAGGTAGCTTTGTGTATTTCGTCCAATGAAGAAAGATAATTTTTTGTTTCTTTATTTGCCTTTTTCGTTGCCTTAGCATTATCGTTTGTGGCATCTGCCAGTTTCTCTGCATTATCGGCTGCCTGTCCATACTGATCTGCCGTATCTGCAACTGTATCTGTTCCGGCAAGCCCTGCGCCGCTTCCACCTGTCTGACCTGATGATTTCTTGCCAGTAATAAGCTCCGTGAATGACTTAAATGCGTTTGCCAGAGTCGCCAGTTTGCCGAGAAGAATATTGATTACTTTCAGAACAGGTGTAAAAATATTAATCAGCCCTTGTCCGACTGTTGCCTTGAGGGACTGCAACTGCAACTGCATCACTCGCACCTGGTTCGCCCAGCTGTCAGAAGTACGAATGAAGTCTCCAGATGCGGCTGATAACTGTTTCTGCACAAAAGCCAATCGGAGAGCAACTTTCTCCTGTTCGGTCATGGCAGATGTGGTTTTGCCATAGCCGTTTGCAAGTGCGTATTGGTCAAGTGCCGACTGGGTCATTACCACGCCGAGGTCCTTGAGCGTTTCTGTTTCGCCCGTAAACACTGATTTTAGCTTGATATAAGCCAAGTCTTGACTGATATTGTAAAATGATGCTACGTCACCAGTAAGCTGTGTCAGAGCCGTTGACATATCATAAGCCTGTGCCTCTGAGAATCCGAATGACTTAGACATTGCTCCGAACGTACCAACATACCTTTTTGCCATTGTCTCTGACAGTCCGGCTGAGACCATTGAATTCTTTGCAAATTCATTGACCTTATCCGACATGGTGGTAAATGTAACATCGACCACATTCTGAACTTCTGCGAGGTCGGAACCAAGGGCAACGCACTCTTTTCCAAACTGTACTAACTTACCAACTGCAAAAGCCCCACCAATCAGTAGACCGATTTTTTTTACAGCACTTCCAAGGCCGTTAAATGACTGTTTTATAGCTGATACACCATTCTGGACACCGGTTGTATCCATTCTGGTATCAATAATGACTGAGCCATCAGCAGCCATGTGTCCACCTCCTAACTATTTGAGGTTCAACATCTCATTCAGCTTATCTTTATAAGCTTGCTCCTCTTCGCTGAGACGTGTTTTTATATCAATAATGTTCTTATTTTCCTGATAGAATTTCTTTTCCCATTTATCCAGACGTTCGCCTTTTGCCTTTTTTGACCGGATTCCAACCACTGTATTAAAAAGGCACTCACCAGATTCCATGAAGTACCCGAAGAACGTCCACCAGTGCATATATGGCATGGATCTGATTTCTTTACCGGCAACCTTGTTTACAGCTGGAACAATCATGTCTCCGTCTTGCTCCCAGTCCATCAAACGGGGTTTAGGGTGGTTCGGATTATCGTAAGATTGTCCACAGTCGATAAAATCCGATGCTTTCTGACAAGCTTCATCCAGACACTCAGCCGGTATACTCTGCCAGTCCTCAAACAGAATCTGCAACATAACAACTGCTTTTGCCTGCTCGTCCAGTTCCGGGTCGTTCATAGCAATGAGAATGTCAATGATCGCACGAAAATCGGTTCTAATAGAAAAATCCACCCCACTTATGTTTAGTGAGGTGGGAAGCTCATAGGCGGTCATTTTGTATACTTCTCCGTATACTTATTGACTGCTGCCTGCATTTTCTTCTTTCTCTTTTCGATTTCCGGTGCAATTGCTTCTACGATTTTATCCAGAACGATGTAAGCGAAAACCTGGCCATTTCCGAAAACAGTAGTCGCTGTGATCGGCTCTTTGAACAGGTCTTTTGATGCTTCGTAGCCAAGAAGATAGTTGATTTTGTCTTCGATCTGTTTATTCAGTTCAGCCATTTCTTTACCAGAAGTGACTTTCTGAATAGAATCTTTGAATTGTTCAAAATATTCTGTCAGTTCCTCTGCGCGTGCTGCTACATTGATATCCGTCGGATTTAATTTGAAAGAAGAAAAAACTTCGTCTTCGTTGTTGGTAAATGTAAAAATGAGAATTCCATCATCAATTTTGGTATTAATTACTTTTGCCATTCAGCATGTCCTCCTTGTATATGTGCTTATTCGCTGTCAGCTGTGAATATACCGGAGCTGATATCAAATTTTCCCTTTACACGTTCGCCGGTATAGTTGACGGTAAATGGAATCTGATAGCCAGATGTATCACCGCCATAGGAGGTCGGAACAACGTAGCAGTCCTGCTGATATGCTTCATACTTGCCTGCCGTAGCTTCTGTCCAGAGATGGACCTCAACTGCTTTTGTCTTGAGGTTGTCGTCTTTGTATCTGTTGTCTACGATCTTCTGCAATGCTTCAAACAGATCAGATGTAGTGTCTGCATAGAACGGATCAGCATCAGAAGAAACTTCGTAGCCGTTATGCTTAAATGTGGATTCTCCAAGAATGTTTTTAGATGTTTCGGTATCCGGATTGAGTTCTACATTGTACTCTTCCAGATCCTTTCCAAGACGCTCATATTTCGGTGTCAGTCCTCCACAGAGGGAACCTGCGTCGATATAATGAGCCATATATTTACGGTCAATTTTTCCTGTAACTGCCATAGAAATGTCCTTTCTGCCTATAACTTTTAAAAGGCTGTGTAGGTTAGCGGCTATCTCCAATTGATAGCCGGTTGTTGCTATTTAATCGTCGGGCAGGCGTCGCGGCTCCTGCATCTCTTTTAACCCATAGGGTGCGTGGTTGCAACGAAATTTACCACCTCCGACGATATTTATACTACTTCATAAGTGTTTTCATAGCGTACTGCCAATGGCAATAGCCAGTCCTGCACGCCACTCTCCTGTGGCTCTAAACCATAAGAATTATCACGTGTGATACGTTTTATTACTCGCCCCTGTGAAAGCTCTGGAAACGCATTTAAACGTGTCTCAGTACCATTTATGGCAACTGGTTCCCGGCATATCCATTTACCGAGATTGTCAAGGAACTTCTGAACAGATAGTTTCTGTCTCTCCTTATCAGATGCTGTTCGGTATACCACATAAAATGGATACTGGCATATCTGATGCATTGTTCCACAAACATCTTCTTTTTCCGAATAAATCAAGGCGCCGTTGTCTGCTGAGAACGCAATTCCTGATTCCTTGCCAAGTTCCTCAAATTTAATTGTTTCATTTTCGTATAGTCCCGGATACTGGTTCAGAAGTGCTTTCATGGCATCTGTCAGAATCTCATATCCGGTTGCATCTTTTCCGATAGGCTTATCCGCCATGTCTGCCACCTCCTGCCTGTGCTTTTACTTTACGAATCCATGTGTCACCGTATTGTCGTTTAGCGGCATCGAACCACTTTGCCTGTGCCTGTGGGTGAGCCTGTTTGGTGTATTCAAGATTTTCCTTTGCGGCTGTCTGGCCAGAAAACTGACTAACAAGGACTTTCTTTGCTCCACGTCTTGCGTAGGGACTTCCGGTTGCTTCGTCGACCATTCCTTTTCCTTCATACAGAAAACGTCCATAAGGAGCCGCCGCTGCACATACTTTCCCAGTTCCTTGTAGGGATGCACTCTCAACTCTTGTTCGATTGATAAAGTCCCCTGTAATCATCGGCATAAACGGCACCATACTGTCCATGACCATCCCATCAAGGAGATACTGAGCTTCTTGGTACTGTCTGGAGAACCTGTCCATATTCAGCTTTATTTTCATATCTCCATCGACTACGGAGAAACCTTTGAAATGATGAATTTTACTCATATTACTTACCCAGAATCTCAAAATGTGGAATCAGTGTATACGGACCGCCTACACTGGTAATCTTAAACACGTTATCCTTGTTCTCATTCATGTACTGGTAGAATCCATTCCGATAATCACCATCAGATACCGTTCTGCCAGTCCACTCACCCTCCCAAAAGAATGATTCGTCCGAGAATGTGATAGTATCTTCCAGAGCGTTGTTAATCTGTCTTTTCCACTCTTTAGGGGGCACCCATGGGAGAATCTTGCCATCCTTGTCAGCAATGGTTACATCGCCGTTCTGGATAGTGTATTGAACGTGTAACTGTGCGTTGTCAGTTGCGTCTGGTCCGTACTTTTTAAGGATTGCTCCTTTGTCGGTAATGAGGTCAACGCCGGATAAAACATGAGGATACCAGTACGCATCTCCTGTCGTGGCTGATTCGTAATAGTCAAAAATCGTCACCGTTTTTTCGTACATGATACCCTCTCCTTAATTATTCTTTCTGCACTGTCTGCTTAATAACCTGATTCACGCCAGTAGCCGACAATCCGTTAAACATGCCGACTGCAACTGCTGTGATATAATCCGTTGCCGGGAAATCTGGGATAACTCCCATTCCGACTGCTCCGAGAATTCCACCAATAATCGCCATGATCACCGGAATCCATTCATCAGGGATTTTTTTTGATGCTTTGCAGCCCATTCCCACGATGTAGCAGATCATAACGATTGCTATACACGAGCCTAATGTTGAAATATCCATAATTTTCACCTCACATCTGGAATACCAAACTGTTTGTATGTACCTGTAAATGAAAACTGTTTTCCACATTTACAGCAAGTTTCCGTAATGGTGCAAGTCTTTTCTTTGTCATTACATTTTGATTTGGCAGGACTTTTGAATTTATGCCCGCCAGTTAAAAAGCACATTATTTTATTCATACTAATTACACTCCTGCATACAATACTGGCATTCCATCATCCGTCCTTACTCCCATCAGAAGCGGCAATGCTGTCTTTAAAAGTAAGTCGTTCGTTTTCTGTACATCTCCAGCGGCGGCATATACCGCACTCCATTCCTTTGCGCTCGCTCCGATCTGCTGCGGTGTTGCGTAAGAGATGGATTCACTGCCAGATGACACAGATGTTACAATGCCTGTTGACTTGCCACCGGTATTTGTGTCGGTCGCACTTGCTGACGCCTGATTGATTGCATTCTTCTCAGCAAGCTCAATCTGATACATTAATTCGGCCAATGAACAGACTGCCTTTTTGATACGCTTCTGAGAGCGTTCATTTTCCGGTAGTCCGTCCACCAACCTGTCAAACGTCATTGTATCCACAAAATCACTGGCTCTTTCTGCCAGTCGCGGGAAGTCGGTTTCTGGCACGACATTACCGAATGATTCTGTATAGAATTTATAATCTGCATAAGCCATGCCAGTTACCTCCTGCGTTTATGAATTTGCTGTTACGCTTGTACTTCCGGCATTCAGTGCTTTGTATGTTCCATCACACTCAACCACTGTGATCTTCTGTCCGGTTGTTGCCTTAATATCAGCTTTTCCGTCCCATGTGGTCCAGTTTCTGAGGTTCTGTCCATAACCAACAGTTACTGCATCTGCTGCAACTTTGTATTTATACACATTGCCAGTATTTTCCTTAGCCGGATTTACAGTGATTTTTGTGTCACCAGTTGCTGCTCCTGCCACGGAATTTACTGTCAAAGTGCCAAGTGTTGGTGTCTCGTCGATGGTAATTACTGCGATTGCGTCAATGTACTCCGCAAAAAGAGTAAGTCCCATAACCGCAAACGCTTCAGACACTGCTGTGTGGTAGTTGCCCTGAGTGTGGAATCCGATCAAATTTGTCTCACCAGATACAGTATATACAAGTCCTGCTCTTGCAAAGTCAGATTCGTTCGGGTCAACATAGTAAAGTACGATGTTCTCAACAGGGGTAGCGATAACCTGTCCTCTTGGAATCTCACTGTCAGACAGTAAGAAGATTGTATTAAATCCCATAAAGTCTTTCATGTACTGGAATCCGAACTGATTCTGAATAGAAATCTCAGCTGCTCCAAGGTATTCATATACGTCCAGAATGTTGACAAATCCAACAACACCAGTCACATTTCTGTGCATCTGCTTGAATTTGTTCTCTACACGGCCTTTAGCCATTGCCAGAGCCATCTGGAATGTTGTTTCTGTGGAAGTAAGTGTGCCGGTTTTCAGATAGTCATAGAATCTGCCGGTAACATCAGTCTGAAGCTGGAAAAGGAATTCGTCGTCAGTCATCTGAACAGCGTTCTCATAACCATGGTCCTTGATTGCTTCGATAGATACAGCCTTTGCGTACTTCTCAATAGTCATTTCCGCATAGGGTTTTTCTTTTACAACGAATTTGCTGTAAGGGATTTCCTCACCCTCTGCCACTTTTCCACTCTGCAAAGTACCCTCTGCATATTTGGATTTGAGTACAGCACCCGGCTGTTTTTTGATAGGTCTCATGATATCCAAAATGTCACGTAAGTGCTGCCAGTTTCTTTCGAATCTGGTAACAAAGTCAATCTCACGTGCTGTGACCTGGATATCATTTGTCATAATAAGATTAGCTTTTGCTGCCATATAAAAAATCCTTTCTACCCATAATTGTTAAGGTATTGGGTTAGCGGCTATACTCTGGCGTATAGTCGGTGTAAAAAAATCACTGGAATAACTGGATATTCTGAGCAATTGCAGCCTGTCTCTCGGACGGGTCTTTGATTGCTTCAATATCTTTTTTGGTCATACTTCCCGGTGTCCGCTGCTGCCCAACGTGAGTGGTAAATCTTGCCTGGTTCTGCTGAGCCTGTTTCTGAGATTCATCCACGAAAGCGGATGCGTCAGACTGCTTCATCTGCTCAATCAGATCATTTAATCCGAGAATTTTGCCGTTTTTCAGTTTGAGGCCTGCTTCTTTAATGTCTGCCATAACAGACTTCTTTGCTGCTTCACTGGAAAACTTAACATCATCGAGTGCTGCTTTCAGAGCGTCTGAGAAATCTCTGTCGTAGATTTTTGCGTTGAACTCTTTCTCTGCATCCTCGGCTTTTTTCTTCCATCCGGCAAGCTCTGTCTGAATGTTCGCCGGGTCGATACCGTCAAACCCTTTTAAGGTTTCCTCTGCTGTCTCAGCACGTTCTTTCCAGTTATCTCGTTCTCCCTCGACTTTCGACAGAGTTTTTGCTACTTCTTTGGCATTTTTATAATGTTCAGAGAGTGCCTTTTTAACATCTGCCTGTTTGTCTTCCGGGATTTCAATTCCAAATGATTTTAATGTGTCAATAAGTTTCTGCATATATCCTCCTGGTCGTGTTTATTGACCTGCCGCCGCAGGTAAATGGATTAAGCCAGTTAGACCACTGGCAAGGTAATGGGAAAGATAGGAATTGAACCTATAATGTTTACCACGAGGGAACGGTTTTACAGACCGCCGCAACACTGCCAATAGTTGCCACTTTCCCAGAAGACACCTTTTCGGGACTATTTGGATTAAATTCCAGTCCACAGGATAAGGATAAACCTATAATCGGAATGGCAGGAATCGAACCTGCGGCGTCAAGAGCTATGCGCTCTCCGCTCTTTCCAGCTGAGCTACATTCCATTATGCTTTTCGGTCCGGACACCAGATAGCAGGATAAGCAATAACCTTTTCTCATGAGATAAATTCAGCCAAATCATAGACTGCCTGCAAGCAAACAGCATAATTTTAACCGAATCAAAGCGGAACGCCCGGAATCGAACCGGAGACCAGAGCGCGACTCTGTCAGTTTTCCACTAGCGTACATTCCACATAACCCGGATTCCCGGGTTAGCAAGGTGTTTAACGTGTTATGCTTACCACTATCCGACTTTCACGGAAATGTTGATTCATTTATAAGGAGGTGTTACCAGTCAGTCAAGCTGACTAATGAATATGTCGGAAATTGCACCCGCTTTTCAACCTCCAGATTCCGCTCAAATCTGTTTCTATTAAGGACATATTCACAAAGAAAGGAGGACATGAAACGAAAAAGAAAGCAAAAACTTCTAATCAGCAAGTCCTACAAGGTTCACCATGCCTTGTAAGACTATAGTATCATATTCTTTTAAAAAAGTTGTCCCCACATTTGCAAGAATCAAAGCATACTTCTAAGTTTTTCGACGTATCTTTTAACAAGATCACGTTCTTCTCGACATTCTGCGTCCTTGGATATATCGCTCAATTCCGTGGTAAGCTCATCCATGTGTTCTTCCAGTGCAGCAAGCATTTTTCTTTTGCAGTCTTCAGACTTCCCGGAGCGATAGCTCTGCTTCTGTGTCATGTAGTCATCGTAAGTGTCTCGCCCATCAGAGCGGCTGTAATGCTCTCTGACATAATGTTCACCACGTCTGGCATAAGAATTGCCCCGGTCGTAATCTGGCATCATTCTGCCGTCACTTGAGCTGTATCTCCCCATGCTGTCATGTTTTCTTCCACGCTCGCTGTAATCGTCATTGTATCCGCTACGCATCTCATCAAGGACAGTGTTGTAATACTCCACTTTCTTGTCCCAGTACTGTGTGTTCTTTATATCTTTGTACATATCAATCAGCTTGTATGTCATTTCCAGATTTCCAGTAGTCAACCCACTGTCAGCGATTTTGGACAGTTCGTCTTCAATTCTTGCACATAAGTCTTTAATGTCTCTCATAATCACACCTCCTATGCTTCTCTGGTCACGACAATATTTGCGTTCGCAACAGAAATTGCCTGATCGCTTGTATTCTCTACTGCGATATTAACGCAACATCCGCGAGGTACATCAATATAGATGCCAGAGGACACATTGTTATACTGGTCTACTGCTGCCGGTGTGGAAATCATCTGAGAAGAAAGAACCGGTTCGCCAGAGATTGCAATAGCCAGAGAAATAGCTTCAACAGTACCGCCTGTTGGAATTGCGATATTACCAGAAAAATCCACAAAGAATCTCGCTTTGCACTGATTAGTCAGTCCTCTTAGAGTTATAATTCCACTTCCCTCTCTGTGCTGAATACAGTTAGAACCTTTGACTGCTGTGTTTGAAAATACTACGTTTCCATTTGCTGCTACAGTCTGAGCAGCTACATTTGTAAATTCTGCCATAATTTTTACCCCTTTCATATCACAAAAGGACAGGTCTCAGCCTGCCCCTCTGTGTAAAACGGCATAAGCCGACATCCGAATCAATCGAAAGATACTCTTGATATGAAGTTATCAGCAATTACATCCGGTGTTGCATCCGCATCCAGAATATGGATATGGCGCTGGGACTACGTAGGATGGCACAGGCATAGGACTTATTCTGCGAATCAGTTCTGCCGTCTGCGCTTCCTGATTTGCCGCAATGTAAGCATTCTGCGCAGATTGAGAAGCAGCAAGCTCAAGTTTCTGAACTTTATCTCTTAAATCTGCGTTTTCTTTTGCACACAGGTAATCAAGAACCGCTCTGGTTCCAGCATTCTGATTGTCAATGATATCTCTTGTGTTGCTGTTCATGGTGTTCTGCAATGCACAGGTGTTCTGCGCCATGTTGTAGTTCACGCCCTGGATAGCTTCCCTGGTTTCACAACAGCAGTTTGCAAGCTGCGCCTGCAATGCGTTTGTATTCTGCATATTGGCTACAGTATCGGCATTGATTGCCTGCTGGATTCCAAAGCCGGTCTGCATGATGTTTGTGTTGATTCCATTGAATCCGGTAAGCATACCGTTATTCATGGCATAGAATCCATCACACAGGCCGTTATTGATTCCGTCAAGTTTGCTGATTACTGCGGAGTTATCGAATCCTCTCTGAATGTCCGCCTGAGTAGCTGCTGTGGCTGTATATCCACCGCCGTTGCCATTATTGCCCCAGCCGTTGTTTCCCCATCCGCAGAAAGCAAAAATGAATAAAACAATAATCCACCAGCTGCCATCTCCGCCAAACATTCCATCATTATTTCTACCGTTTCCAGTAGCAGCGGCAATATCTGCTAAGCTATAATTTCCATCCATAGTTATAATCTCCTTTTTGTGTATTTACATCAATCTGGCCAGATTGTAATGTACTATTTCATATTCTTCAGCAGATTTTGAAACTGCCCTGCCATCTGTTGAACTTGATTGAGTTGCTGTTGGGAAATCTTCCCAGACTGTAACATCTTCTGAACTTCTTCCTTCGGGTCTCCCTTAAAATTCTGTTTGAACTGCATAAACTGCTGTATCATCTGCATTAGCCCATTTCCCTGCGGCATCCCGCCACCAAGCGCGTTAAACAATGGATTACTCATCTGCGTTTCCTCCCTTGGTCGTTGATTCCTGCACGGTATTAGCTCTAACAGGTTCAGAAAAAGAATTTAATCGGTTTATGATAGCTTCATATTTGCCCTTTAAATCGTCGTATTCCTGTCGTGTGACATATTTACTGTCCATGCTCTGAACAGGCTGTTTAGGCGGCATCTGAGTGTCTACCTCGTGGTACTCAAACGTCCGTAATGGCTGTGGCATGCCGGAAACGTCTGTGGATTTTATGTAGAATTTCTCTGATTCTGAATCCATCAGCAAAACACTTGTCCCGGGCGCTACCAGATAGGATTTCGCACCGACTTCGCCAGATACCCACAGGATACCGTTATTGTTCTGCTGTGGCTGTTGCACTGGTTGAGCTGGTATCTGGACAGGCTGTTGCTGAAATTGGTTCATCTGTCCCGGAATGCCAAAACTATATTGATAAGGATTGTTATATAATGCCATCTTATACACCGCCTTTCTGATTATATTTTTGCATAAAAAAAGAACCGGAAACAGGTCGTTTCTGGCTCTAATTAGTGTCTAAAAAGTATCAGCATACTTTAATTATTTTATTGTTCACCCTCCGGCTCAATCGTTTCGCTGTGGATATACTCACATTCATCTGTTCAGCGCAGTATTCAAGCGTGCATTCTTTACATCTCAGCCGAAACAATCTTTCCTCGTCCGGCGTGAAATTACACTCTACTAAGAATCTGTCTATATCTTTCTTTGTGAACACATATAATTTCATGAGCATACCCCTTACCAATGCTAACGCTGATTCTGTGCAAGATACTCCGTGAGCTTCTGTTTTGTTTTTTTTAACTCCTCGACATTATTCCCACTGATCTGACTGTCCAACATGGTCGATAACACTTCCAGAATCAATGAATCACGCTCTGCAATCCTCTGAAGACTCTCGTAATCTCGTTTGTCATGTTCTTCCAATCTCTCCACTCGTTTGTTAAGTCGAAAAGCTGGTGTAATCCACTTAAAAATTACAGCCGCCGCTCCTCCGACAATAGACACCCCTCCACAGATTGAGAGGAAAATCTGCACAAATTCTGATATGCTCATTTAGCCACTCCTTTTCCCAGTAATATACCGGGATCTCATTGCCGCTATCCCATGTATCGAAATATTTGCCGTCTTGTACCGTCACCACATGACCATCTATGCAGAGAATGTACGTGCCGGTCGGATGATCTGCACAAAAGTCGTTGACTGTATAGATATATCGTTCTGATTGTTCAATCAGTTTGCGTCTGTATCCACGCTTATAGAGGTACGCTCCCCAGACATAATTTGCACTTGGCATATCTGACAGAGTGCACGCCTGTATCATTAATCCGGTGAATACCGTTTCCCAGTCGAACCCGGTTGCTTTGCATATTGCCCGGACAACGCAATCTCCTGTTCTCTTATCCTTAACAGGATTCGGATTGAAATATTCCCATCTATCCATCAGTCAATCCCCTTTGCTGTCTTATATCGTCTTGCCGCTCCTCTGGCTTTAGCGGCGTTCTGGCGGTTCCACTTAGCGATCATAAGTCGGTCTTGTAGTTCCCTCAGGCCATTCCGTTTGCAATAATCTTTATATGCAGCATTTTGTTTCTGTAAAAGATAAGACTTCCGGTCAAGGTCTTGCTGTAATGCGAATTTTGCCTTTTCATTCGGTGCATTGTCGACTCCTGCCTGCAGCCCAAGAACCTCTCTCTTCGTTTTGCGGATTCTCCGCTCATAAGTACGCTGTCGCTGTTCCTTTTCGTACTGTTTACCTTTGTCAGCTTTATCCTGTGTCGATAGTTCTGCATAAGGGTTAAATTCTCCGTCACTGGCTCCGAAGCTATGCCGACAGTTGACCCCTGACAGTCCGCTTGCTGTCCCGTATCCGGTCAATGAGAATGGCGGAAATTTCTTACTCTTGCCAGAACGAGAGTATATCTTTCCTTGCCACCATGAGTGGTTTCCCGGATTCTGACCGCCGTCACCCGTTCTGGCTCCAATGTGAGCACTAACCAGAACTAAATCCCAGTCCATTTCTTCCATGCGTTTTAGGGATATATCTCCCGTAGCCTGAGCCACGCCAGTTCTGACAGAACGTGCAACCGCTGTTTCAATCGTGTCTTTTCTGCCAGACGGATATGTGACAGTAATACCATCGCTCACAACATTATTAACTGCCTCTTTAATGGCTTGCGTATACCCAACTGCCCCTGTCATTACATGATTATATGCAAGGTCGCATTGCTCGATATAGAGCCTCTGAGCGGCACTTGCGGTTGTCCGTGTGAAGTTCTTCCACTCGCCCATGGTCGCAAGCATATTCCGCTCCATGAGCCTTATCATAGCCGGTGATTGTTCGAGCGGTACAGGACTTAATCCTGCCGCCTTGTATACCTTGTCATCATAATCGAGGGCAGTGATTCCGGCATCTTCAAACGCCTCTTTTAGTTCTTCCTGCTGCCGCTTGGTATATTTAGACAGCTCTGACAGAATATCTTCTAACAACTCACCGGATTCTTGTAAGGTTTTGATTCGCCATGCATCAGCATTGGTCAGAATATAGTCCTCACCTCTGCCGATTCTTGCCATCATTCTCGACACGATCTCAGAGATGATATACTGATGCAATTCTTCCGCAATCTGTTCACTGCCCTCTGTTATCCGGCGTAAATATTCTGGACTAAGTATAATACATCACCTCTTTCGATAAAAGTCGTGGTACATGTTTTAAAAATATGCTATAATCAACCTATTAAGGAGGTGTCGCAAAATGTTTTTAAAATTGAAAATTTTCTGTACTTGTAATTGCAACTATTACGTAAATGAACAAATTAACACGGAAAAGGTAATTTGTCCAAATTGCGGCAAGGAGCATCCGTCTTCATCACAAATCATATCTATGCTTCGCATGGCTAAGTGTATTAATGATGGCAATGTTCCTGGTACAAATACAGTGAAGACATTTGCTGTATCTAAGCAAGAAGATTCTGGCCGTTAATAATGCCGTTGCAAAGTGGAGAGGGGTCTTACTCCTCTCCGAATAGTGTTGGTTCGTCTGGCTGAGCTTCTTCGACCATTGCTTTCGCATCATTTTCCGTCATTCCTTCAAACTTTACGAAATACAACCATGCCGGAACCTTGCCAGTGGTCACATACTGCCACCATCTTGCACGGTCGTTTTCTCTGACATAAAGAATGTCTCCAAAATCATAATTGACTTCATAAGCTCCGACAGGTGCAAGCCCGTACAGGTCAGCGTAAACGTTCAATGCGTAGATTACTTCATCCAGACAGGATTCCAGCTTATCTCGAACATCTTTAATGAACTGCACCGTCCTCTGCTGTTCCGCTTCCACTCCTGTAGCTGTCTGAATGCCGCTAGATTCGTTAAAGACAAAATACCCATTGGAGAATCCAATCTTGTACCCTAACTGGCTTAAAAGGGCATTTATCCCGCTTATGCGGGTATCAGTGTTTAAAATCGGATTGATTTCTTGATAAAACTCTTTTTCATCCTGTCCGAATACATTTTTCACATAATCCGGCAAGCTCATTTCTTTGCATCTGTGTTCCATGGCCTGCGGTGTCATAGCTGCTACTGGTGATCCACTCGGCATGAGTATTCTATCATCAGCCAGAACGGTTCTCTTAGAATCAAGGATTTCTTTTGCATTACGGCTGTATGCAATGTCCAGGTCTTTCAACTCTTCAATTGCTTCTGCAAATATCGGTAAGCCAAGTGGCGTACTGATATCCACATTGTTCGCCTGTGGAGTCCGCAGCACTCCGTACAGAGGTCCATTCAACTTCTCTCCGTTCGCCTTAAGAATCGGCGGCGTGTCTGCTATGAGGTCAGCCCACTTGGTCTGTTTAAGGTCAATCTTATCGCCGATTGACTGCGGGGATTTTGATACATAGGCTCTGTTGGAAACATAATACGGATAGGTTGTCACTCCGTCCACTGTTGTCTCAACAAACCTGTGATACTCGAGTCTTGTGTAGTATTTTCTACCAACGGTATAAGAATCCTTAAATATAATCCCCTTTATTTCCTGATTGTCATAATCTACAATCATCACATCTGCCGGAGTGAATACGTCAAGGCTCTCGCCGTTTGGCTTGATAAATACCGTTCCATAAGCACATCCATATTCTACCCAGTGCCGTATCTGGAAATATACCTTGTCAATCTGTTCCTGAAGCCATGTAGCCCTTGCAGAACCGTCTATCTGAACGCCGATCGCCAGTGTTACAAGCCTAGCTGTCTCTGAGCAGACAGATTTCGCAAAATTGATCGTCTTAATATTATTATTATCGTCCAACCATTCCGGCGCGCCTCTATAGATGTTTGCACACCGGTTAATCAGTGATTCCATCTCCGGAAATTCTGCTGCCTGGATGTTAAAATCCTCTTCGGCTTGTTTTTTGAAAATCATGTTAAACCACCTTTTCAACGTTGTTATAAGTCCCATTTAGTCACCTGTCGCAATCTTCTTTCCACACGTCGGACAATAATTAAGATCAAACGGTCTGGAAGTAATGCTTCCTTTTCGGTCTTTCATGTACATGTACAACATACAGCCGTATATATATTTGTTCTTCTTACATTCTGGATTATCATAGTATTCTTTGCAGGAAGCTAAATTATCACAAAATTTACACATTATGCACTGTGCCCCCTTCTCATGGACAATGGACTGGTTGCGTATCTGAGAGAATCTATCCAGTGATCGTTTCCATCTGGATAATCTGCAATCACTTCTCCATTGCTATCTACTTCATGTTCATAATTGATAATTTCCTTGTATGCTCTAGGCGTTCGTGCCGGATCAATGACTAATGTTCGGCACTGTAACCACTCAAAAGTATATTTGCGGCTTCCCGGTGTAACAATGGCCCTACGTGCTGGAAGCCCTGCATCTCGGAAGTCAATAATACTTTCTTCTTCATCAACTCCGCAAGATATTGAATAATCATCATATCCTTTTTTCTTTATCTGGTTAGCCATTTCCTTGTTTCTTATCTTGGAGCCTCCAAGTTCGTCTAATAAAAAAACTTTTTCCTGATTAGGAACATAAGCTACACGGAGAAATGCTTTAGGATCTGGATACCACCCCCAGTCCTGTCCCTGGTAGATACTTTGAAAGCTCTGAATCTCTTCATCTGTAATTTTTCGAATTTCTAACAGTTCGAAAATATTTGTTCCAAGTCCAACAGGAAGACCGAGATATTCATGGTCGTAAGCTCTCTGATTTGTTTTCTTCAGATGCTCTGCATCATCAATAAATTGCTGACCAAGCCATTCAACAGGAACTGATCTATAATCGCTCTTGTGTCTGTAGCTGTCAACTCTCGGTTCCTCCACATACACGTTCGCCCAGTTGCTCCGGCTGATCGGTGGATTAAATGTCTTAAATACTTCAAATTTGCTTCCACCACGAAGTACAGACTGTTGAACTGTACGGATTTCTTCAATTCCGGCAAACTCATCAAGCTCCTCAAACCAAAGGTACTTGAAATATCCTTTTTTTACTTTTATGGACTTTGTTTTCTTAGCTTTATCCAGTCCTCTGAATATGATCTTTTGTCCTGTTGGCTTATACACATATTGCATAGGACTTAAACTGTCAGCCCATAAATCACTTGCTCCAAGCGCATCAATTCCCCATGCGATCTGTTCATACACGGATTCTCTGAGCGTATTACCGACTTTCCGAAAGATTACAGCATTTGACATTAAGCCATTCTCTGCATCCTGCATCATCTGAAAAGGAATCATAACACCTACAAAAGATGATTTAGTAGATCCACGCCCACCATACAAATCATAATAGGTGTGTTTTCCGTCCATAATGTCCCAGAATACATTGTAAAAAGCCGGAGCTATAATTTCATTCAGATTAATCGGATTCTCATTCATTCTGCTTCTCCGGCCTTGGAATATTATTCACAATCGTAATCTTTCCATCTCCAGAATTATCATTTTTCTTGTCAGCATCCCATCCTTTAAAGTTGTTTCTCAGGCTAAACTGAGCGCCATTGGAACCATCACGATCAAACAGCCGTTCTTCTGCATACTGTTCTACTCTGGCTTTCGCGCGCGTAATCGTGTCAACAAATTTCGGCTTTGCCTGATAATTTAAAAGTGCCTGTCTGCTCGTAAATCCAAGAGCTAAGGCAAGTCCTGTAATAGTCGGAGGGTGAACATCTATGAAAATAGGAGATCCAAACTTGTTAAATACTTGTTTGCCTTTTTCATCGGTCAATGGATAACCTTTGCAATCTTCGAAATACTGTTCTATTTTGCTCTCGATCTCTTCAACGCTTGTGTACATTGGAGTCATTCCCACGTTCTCACCTCCAAACAAAAAATCTGCCACATATGGCACATAGTCATAGATATATACTATATTACCATACATGGCAGAAAAATTTGTCCCCACATTTTAATATTAATTGTAGTATTATATTTCTCTTAGTTTTCTTAGAGTATCATAAAACATAGCCATTGCCTTGCGCTTGTATGCGTAGAAATCGTCTCGCTTTGCCGGTATGTATTTCGTTTTCATGATACGGTCATAGGATTTGTTTGTTACAATAGATTCATACACCAAAAGTTCAATCCCCGGCGGACAAGAACTTATGCAGCAGTGTAAAATATCGTGTCTCTGCTCTGGTGTAGCTTTCTGACATATATCCTTTAAACGGTTAACATCCTCCGGATATACGCCAAAATCAACAAGTGACTTTTGCCTGGTTCGCATATCATCACCGCCTTTTTATTGCTATTTACGCTTGCCACCAAAATGTGCAACTAAGAAAATAGTGCCAAATGATCCGAATATTATTCCAAATGTAAATGCTATTAAACTATCAATCATTTATATCACCTCTTTTCCAGTCAAGCCGCTGTCCGCACTTATCACAATAATAATTCGATTTATACAAATTTTTCTCTCCGCATATCGGACATGTTCCTCTGATACTGTAATATCTACCAGAAAAATCCCTGATAATTTTAGTATCTTTCGGCTTCATCGGAATCTGTTTTTCATTGCCTTAACAGCTACTTTCCTTACCTCGGATGTACATTTACCACCATAAGCCGTGCTATCATAACTTAATTCTTTTAATGCTTCTTCTGGTTTCATATTAATCCTCTGCTCCAAATATTTTCCTTAAATTGTGCTGATAATTTTTCACTGTTCGTTCAAGAGCGTTATAAGTTGGTCTTAATTTACATCTTTCTTTGTAACCATCGCATCTTGTTCCGAAAAGAATAGAGTTTCTACATATTCCGTCTTGACTAGCACAACATTTATTCATTTTTCATCACCTCCAATTTCTTCTCTGCTTCATGTTAGTCATCCTCTTCATCATCAATCTCAACAATTTTTAAGTCTGCAAAATCGCAACACATCGCAAACCCATCAATCATTTTCTTTTTAACACCAAACACTTCCATAATGTAAGAATTATCCTCCATGATTTTTATTACATCTGATTTTTTGACATATTCAGCCATTTCTTCATCTCCTCCAACTTTTTCTCTGGCAGTCTGAAAATATTTTTTATCCTCGTTTTGTTTTATACTTTGCGTATTTTGATTCTCCAATACAGCCTTTGTATAATTTTCGCAAAGCAGAGCCAAGACCATTCTCCATGTCTTCGTCTACTTGTTTGTATGTTTCAGATGCCTCGCCCAGAATTTCTACTGCCTCAAGAACATAATTTCTAATCTGTTGTAATTCTCTATCCGTAAAATAAATGTTTCTTCCCATTTTGTACCTCGCCAAAATTAAATTTAATTTCTGAGTTCCTCAAACTTATTTTCCGCTTCTTCACGGGTGAGGAATACTGTTTTACCAATTTCACTCATTGGAAAAGCTCCTGTTATTGAACCGTTATAGTTTTCGTAATAAAATATAATTTCATCTTCTATGTTTGGTTTTACATAGCTGTCACAAAATCCATATGAAAATGCTTTTATTTCATATGACACTGGATGTCCAAAATCGTTATCCCATATCATATCTCCGATTTTAACTGGCAATCTCACAAGCAAGCCCTGCTCTTCTAAATCTTCATAATCAGCAAGTTTGGTAAGAATTTTATCTGCGAATGGTTTTAACAATCCATCCGTAATTTCTTCCTTTGCAACTCCTGTACCATCAACATTTCTTTCTCTTTCTGTTAATCTCTCCATCTATTTCACCTCTTCCATCTGACTTTCTACGGCATCTGCAAGTAATAGCATTGATTCAATAACTTTATCTGTTAATGACATTCTATATTTATTGTCAGCAAAATACTTAACGTGAGCTATTGCTTCCTTAATCTTTTCTTCGCACGCAACAATTTCGGATGCTTCATACATTTTTCGTTCATCACTGCTGTATGTTACTATTCTTTCACCATAAAAATTTAACATGTTTGGAAGTGGAATATCGATTACGTTTAAATGATTCCCTCTTGACCACTTAAAGCCCTGTAATCTTGCTATTCTTAAAATTTTAGAATATTCTTCCTGTGTTTTTACGAATACGCTTTTTCCAGTTAAATCAATCATCTACTCCACCGCCTTTCACGATTTCAATTGCCGTGTGCGTTTCAATAATTTCTCTTTTACGATCCCACCCCATGGGTCTTGCTATACAGCTTGCTCTTAAAATTTCATCCGTAACCTTTTCTACATCAAAAGCAGTCGGCTGTTTGTTGACACAATCAATAAACTCTTTCTGATCTGAACTAATACTTGTACCGATCTCCCAAATTTTAATGTATTTGATTAATTCGTCTGCATCTATCAGTCTGCTCATATTTTATTCCTCCCACACTCCCAACAACCTCATCCTCTCATACAGTACAGCGACGGTCTTGCGCCTGTATCCATAGAAGTCCTTCGGATTCATCGGGATATATCTTTCTTTGCTGATTTTTCTGTAACTTTTCCGGTGTAGAATATTCTCGATAACCATATCCGCTATCACCGTGTTTTTCGGGCAAGCTGACAAGGCGGCACTGGTAAGCAGGTATCCGTACTCTGCCGGGAAGTCTTTCAGCATCGTATTCAGTTTTTTCAATGTCCTCTGCCGGAATACCGTAGTCTTTCAACTTCTTGTTCCTTGTCAGCATACTGTTCTCCTTTCTAATCGTCTGGGTGGTGTTTGTCGTACATGATCGCTATGCATACAAGACCGGCCACTCCGACTATGATTCCAAGGGTGAACCCTAATAAGAATGTAATCATGTTTCTTCCTCCTTTGCATAATCCTCACACTCCTCCGCGTATTCATAACTGTCCATATCATCACATCTGCACTGGCAGGAATCCTGTTTATCACAGCAAATGCAGCACTCTGTTTCACCATCCGGGCAGGTTAATTTACATTTCCCCATTAATCCAGTCTCTCTCCTTTTCGAAGTAAATGTATCTGCTGTTCTTCTTGACCGGCTCTGATGTGTCAATACCGTATTTTGTCAGCAGATTTCTCAGAAACTTTAATTTAAACTCTTTTAACGTGATCTTGAATCTGGTGTAGGTCTTGCCGTCTTTCTCAAAAATTGACATTTCCATGTTCAGTCTTTCTCCTCTTTCCTCATAATTTCTTTTATGCATTTCTCGCAATAGCAGCCTTCCTGCCCCTCTATCTTGTATAAGAAGCATGTCCAGTGCCTGTTCCAGATGCCTTTATCGTTGCATCCCTTGCAGCTACCTTGCCCATCTCCTTCGCATCGTATTATTTTTAACATTTATTCAGTCCTCCTTATATGGTTCTGGAAGCGGCATCCAAGCAACACATTTTAACAATTTTATATATTCTTTCGACCCTTCAAAAAAATCTATAATATGCCAACCATCAGCCGTTGCATGCTCATCGTCTGGTCTATTCATGAACTCCGCAACCCTTGGAATTAATTGATATTCTGTATCTGATTCTCTGAATACTGCAAGGCACCAGTCACGTTTATCCGGCATTTTTTCAGATACTGGAATCCAGTTGGTAGCTTTTAAACGCTCAATAACTTTCTTCTGTTCTTCTTCTGTCTCGCAATGTATTGTAATGTCATAGGTATCATCATATGCGCTAAATGCGCCGTCTTCATTCTGAATAAGTTCCATTACATCACTCATTTCTATCCTCACTTTCCCCATGTAAGCAACTGACACGCTATTGTGCAGTTGGTACATGATTAATCGGTCTCTACCTTTGAATAACTCAATCTATACGCCCTCTGCTCTGTCGGATCCTCGCTTACCAACAAACCATTATCAAGCAATAAATTAATATAATTCCTGGCAGTAGCCATTGAAATGTCTAATCCATCTGCAATATTTCTTGTAGACGGCATATAGTGGTGTTTACGGTAATATTTCAAGATAAAGTGATATACCGCTTTATACATCTCCTGTCCCTCTTTGTGTTTGCGCTCTGTATTGTATTTTCCCATCAATAACACCTCACGTAATCGTTAATGCGGAATCTCAAAGATTGTAAATGTATCAAGTGTCATTTCTTTGATCTTCTGTGCAGCTTTATCCAGGTTTTTACTGGCTAAAGAGGTATGTACTCCTGTAATGCCCCGGAATTTTATTTCCCTCTCCAGCGCTTCTACGCCACCATCTCTAACAATTCTGAGCGCCAGGTCAAGGCCATCCTCTCTCCCTCGCTCATACTCCTTCATTTTGTTCATTGGTTTTCTCCTTGTTCAGATTTTTAGCTTTCTTATGCATCTTGTCCAGATAATCCGCATAGGCTGTAAGCATGTGATCCACAAAGCCGTTTTTATTATATTTGTCTGATACAACGTGTATCTGCTCGACTACCTGCTGCCAGTATTCGTCCTTTTCTTCTATTCCGGCAGTCTGGAGAACCAGTGCCGGAAAGTCGATTTGTAAAAACTTTATGGTGTTCGGTATCTGCTCATGCGTCACTCTCATACTTATACACCTTCTTCTACCTCAAAACTCCGTTCAAGAAGTCGCTCGTTATCCTTGCTAAACGCCTTTATATAGCTCTGTTTTATCGGCCTGATAAAATGTATGCCGTTAGCTGATTTAGCCCGGGAAACAGCCACGTAGAACTGTCCAGGATCCCAACAGCAAGGATCAATGTTGATTTTTTCAAATGTCTGTCCCTGTGATTTATGAATACTAATCGCCCATGCAAGTTTTACCGGGAACTGAGAGAATAATCCAACTTTCTTACGGACAATCTTCTCTTTCACGATCTTCTGACCGTCCTTTTCTTGTTCGGATTTCTCAATAACCTGTTTCTCAATGTCTTTACTGTATCTGTACAAGTTAACTGTTTTACCTTTATCAGTCTTGATGACCAGATAAGATTCTTCAAATTCTCCGTTGTCTACAATTTTCTGGATGATGCCAATCGTTCCATTGACGTAGTTTCCAGACAGATCATTGACTGTAATCATCACTTTTGCACCGATGTTAAGAATTAAGTCCTCTCTGGCAAATGCAATGTTCTTAATATCAGCAGACGTTAATTCTCCGTCAACTGCTGCATGAAACACTTTTTCGGTCTTTTTATCCAGTTTTCCGAGAAAAGTATTATTAATCCGATCAGCTTCAGCATTTGTTCCAACCAGGAATGGTGCTTCTGGTATAACCTTGTCTGATTCGTTATTCTCCAGATATGCAATGGATTTTCTAATATTGTTGCCATATTTAATATCATTCAGCACATACTTAAATCCCTCATCATTCTGCCTGCATACTTCATCAAGTTTAATATATTCAAACCCCATTTCTTTCCAGTACTCAGACATGAAAGCATATCCGTGTTCGTACTTTCCACCCTTTCCATAATCAGATCCATACATCCGGCAGAGAATTTTACGGTCATCTGTTGTAATGACTGGTGGAAGCTGGTAGAAATCCCCAATTACGATCAGTTGAACGTCTTCTTTATCCTCTCCGCTCAAAAGTCTATCAACCGCTCTCTCTTCATTTTCTGTAATGATCGTCTTCGCAATCATATTAAACAGGTCGAACCGGCACATGCTGATCTCGTCAATAATAAGAATATCCGCTTCCTTCAACAGTTCAGCTCTGGATTTCACTTTTTTCTTGTAATCCTCAAATTTGATTGAGATATTCAATGCACGATGCACGGTAGTCGCTCCATATCCGATATTGTCCGCAGCTATTCCAGTAGTAGCAGATACCAGAACACTTTTACCAGTTTTTTCCGCCTCATCAATGAATGTCTGAATAACCGTTGTCTTGCCTGTTCCTGCATCTCCTGTAAGGAAAACATTACTGCCAGACAACATTGTGTCCAATGCGTACCGCTGTTTTTTATTAAGCTTCTCTTTTTCCATTTTTGTAACCACTCCTTATGCCTTAGTAACCAATTGTAACAATCTGAATTTTCATGCAATTTAATTTTATTTTTTAATTTGTGTAATCATTTTATTTTTGTAACCAATGTGTAACCAACTTTTCAACCACCTTGGTTACACCGCAAACCCTTATTTTATGCGGGTTTCAGAGTTGTGTAACCGTGTAACCAATGTAACCAAGGTTTTCCTATAGGAGATTGCAATGTATATATGATTTTTTTATATATTTTTTTATTCCCTATACACATGCTTTTCCGCGGGTTACATGGTTACATGGTTACAAATCACGAAAACGGAACACTTGTTCCAGTATTAGCAGGTATAAAATCAGCTTCAACATGCTCATTTTCCTGTTCGTCTTCAAGATCTTTTATATCAATAATCTTTACAGCAACAAGTCTCATTACACTTCCCCCATCTCTTTTTATTACCGTATCCCTTTTTCCTGTATGCTTAATTAATTCTCGATTAATCGCCCATGCTGAAAAGGCTTTTCTGGAGAATCCGTTGTTTTTTAGGAGATTTTCAAGAGGTTTCGGATAAAAATACACATATACATCTCCATACTCATCTGGTGTTTCCTTAAATCCCCACTGATCGCAACTGAATTGCGCATCAAAGTGCTGCCCGTACACAGAAAGACTTTCGATGATAAACTCATAGCATCTCTGTCCTTCCGATACGTCTTTCTTGCGTGTAGGTATGTCCACAACATCCTCGACTGTCAGCTCACGTCCATCCTTAAATATGAAATCTGTAGCTAATTTGTCAGCCAGTAGGAGCGTGGATATAGCCATGACCTGTTTTGCCGGAAAATTATATCCATCAAAGCCCTTTTCAATCTCAGACTTCATTTCTTTTAACTCATCCGGTGTAAATTTTTTAAGATTTCCAACAAATACTCTTCCAGCAAAACCATAATTTTTCATTACAGTGCTGTTAATCTCTGCCGGATTCTCGTAAATATCCTCGCAACACTCAATTTCAACAATTCTGTTGATTGCTCCACCGGAATCTGCAAATTCCGAAATAGGGTTCTCACCGTTACAAATGGTTACATTACACCATGTATTCTCCTTAGCTGCTCCGAGGTCCTTATTTGATCTTCCTTTCCCTTTACCGGAACAGAGATTGTAAATCAATGTTTCGTAGTTGTCCCGAATATATTGAGAAGCGTTCTTAGAGTCATCGAGGATCATCGGAAGGTTATTGAGCATATCTGCCCTTGTCTCCAATGATGTATCTGTTGAACGAAAATTCCCAACGTAGGCTCCCGGTGCCGGATTCCCCCAAACCGATGCCGCTATATTGATTGTTACCGTCTTTCCGCCTCCTGTCTGCCCATAGAAATCTACAATGAACGGCAGCACATCAAGTGGCTGTATAAGAACACTCGCAAAAGATGCCGCCAGTGCTATTCGTGGTTCCAATCGCCCACATGACCGTAGCTGCTTAGCCAGCGTCACCCACTTGAAGTAATCTCCGCTTTCCTGTATACTCTGGAATAGTGTTTTAAAGCGGTATTCGCCATCAAAAACGATTGAAAGGTCGTAAGGCACAAATACATTGCCATGCCACCCTAACTTGCTTGTAGAGTGCTGTATGTCAATCATATCGGCATTGTACATTTCCACATCTGCCAGATACTTCACAAGAAGCCTTGCATTCTCTGAATTTACCTGCACTCCGAACCTTGCAAGATTAGTTATTGCTCTGGAAGTCACAATGTCAATTTTTGGAACGGTTATTTCCGTCCAATATCCGTCTCTTTTGAAAGCAACTGTAATTTGCTCTTCGCCTGTCTCGATGTTCTTTAGTCGGCGAATCGGCATGATCGGGTGGTGGCACACAAGTTCCCTTGCCTTGGATGTCTCGGAAGAAAATATTCCGTTTTCCGTAGCTATCCAGCTTCCGCAAGCCATGTTAGGATATTCTTTTCCAATATCATCCTCATAAAAATTTGTTATATTCTCAACCAGTTGCATGGAACGATTTGCTTTTTCTTCCTTTTCCTTGTCCTGTTCTGCTTTCTGGAATTCTTTTATGAATTCCTCGGCTATGCTTTTTACTCTTACGTTCTTTGCTCTGTCCATCAACTTAAATTTAACTTCCGAGCGGTCGATTTTACTTTTTATCGCAAAAAGTTCTTCATATAACTTCTTCTGCATAAAATCATTTGCTTGCAAATTTTCAATATTTTCAAGAATGCTTCTCACCTCCTGCCTTAGCTGATAATATTTCATATCTGCTTTTTTCTTTTTCAAGGTTGAACTGGCACATATACCACTCTTCTGAACCAGGAGGGAAAGTTTTTAGTGCTGTTTCGTACATAAACATGTTCTTTTCTACCTGTTCAAGTTCGCTGGGATCCTGAGCGGGATTGCATTTTTTTGATTTGATATCTCTCATTTCATGTCTGATCTGGTTGCGGCTTTTACCTTTTTTTGATACATAAGTACCGCCCAGTTCAATAAATGCAGTACTAAAAGGAACGGATTCGTATTGCATCACGAAATCAAACACATCACCGCCGATTCCACAGCCGAAACAGTAGAAAGAATCATCGTAGATTTTGCAGGATGCTGACTTTTCCTTGTGAAAAGGGCAACATATAAATCCCGCTCTGTTCGGTTTCAGTCCATATCTGGAAAGAATTTCCGGCATTTTCACTGACTGTTTGATTTCTTCCTTAGTCATGACAGCAACTCCACGATTCTCCGCCCGGTTTCTTCTTTTGTACAGAATTCAAATCTGACACCGTATTTATCTCTAATCGTGCAAAGAGATTTATATAGCTGACAGCCATCAACAGCCTTGTCAGATATCACAGTCTTTACTCTCTTGCCGTTTACAGTTCTCCAGATAACTTTATGTTTTCGGGGATTCTCCCAAAAATACACATCACCAACAGATTTAATATCTGGACCATGCTCGCATAGGATGATTAACTGTATACCTGCTTCACGCGCTCTAATCAGCTCCGCTTTGAATCTTTCATGCTGCTGGCATACATTTCCGCATAACTCCTGCAAATCCTTTTTGCGGTCAATACAGAGCTTTGCATTGTCCAAAGATTGATAGTCTCCGCAGTATAACTTTGATCGGAAATATTGTACTTCAAGGCTGTCAAACTGATTCTGAATCCGTTTCCATTCCTTTTTGTGTTCACGTGTATCACATTGTATGACCAATCAGATCACATCCTTCTGGTATTTGTATTTTCTAAAGAATTCACTATACTGTTTTATAATCTCCCAACGATTTTCGTAACGATTCCATTTACTATTCTCTCCTACTCCTATTTGCGTTTTTCCGATGATTGAACAGGAAGGGATTATTAATACCTTTCGATATGTTTCATCATCGTTCAAACAATATAAAAGGAAGATATCGCAAGTCGGATTTTTCTTTTCAAGGTTGAATGTAAATGCCTTTGAATTGCAATTGTTTGTAAATTCCTTAGATGCTTTTACGTCTATTTTTACACTGCTATCAGTAAGCAAATCATAAGGGTGCCTTGAGCTTGTTTGTACACTATTCAATCCGATATTCTCGTAAATATCTGAAATTGCTTTTATTTCATATTTGTTTCCAAAAGTCGTATCGGAATATTTAAGAGGCAGCCCAAGTTTTTCAGCCCAATACACAGTCCCTTTATGCTTTGCAATCTTGCAAGCAAGACTTTTATTTCCAAAAACTTCTATCATTTCGGAATGAGTTGGAAAATGATCTAAATTCAATTTCTCAACAACTATAATAATATTTTCTTTGATAAGATCGTCATTCCATGGTATTCCATGCGTATATCCCATTAACTCACCTCTATATTAATTGAACGGAAGGACATCATCTGCTACGCTGTCTGGAATATTCATAAAGTCAGTACCTGCCGGATTCGCTCCCATGATAGCTTCTTCCTTCAGATGATCGTCATAGGCTTTTGTGGTGCGCTCTTCTGGGATGTCCGCATCCTTAATTCCTTCAATACTGCGGAACCATGCAAGTTTGTGACGTTTTACTTCTCTGTTGTCGTACCAGTCTTTCTCCAGACGGAAGATACCGCCGATTAGCTTACCTTTAAACTGCTGTCCGAAGTTGTCACCCCACTTAACAGCAAAACCCGGATTTGACTTTTCTACGCATGTGATAAATGTTTTAAGGTTACGGACACCATAATCTACGCTCTCGTCAATAACCATATAGTTAGTACCGGCATTCGGATACTTCTTGTCCGGACGAATGTCATTTTCAAACTGCTTCATAAAGTAGCCCGCCTGTTCGTCTCCTTCTGCGAAATCAAACAAGATAACAAGCATATCAAGTCCACCCTGGGATTTTTTCTCTGATACCTGCTTAATAACCATCTTGTGTCCGCCAAGAGCAATCGGTTCAAATTCTCCTGCTGCCTGTGTTGTGTCATAGCTATTTGGTTTCTGCATTATTGTTTTCTCCTTTTCCTAATTCGTAATAGTCTCTAATAATCTTGTCTACCGCTGCCAGATCATTGTCTATGGTCAGTGAATCAAACATACCAATTGGTGATTTGCTGACAGCTCCCTGACTTGCCTGAGTGACAAATAAATGTTTTCCACTTTCTTCAATGCAACGGAGAACTATTGTAAACATGCCCTCTACGCAAACTTTTTCATCCAAAAGCTTTCCTATTGTCTTTGGTTTTACGTCTCCAGAATCATCCTTATCTTCGTGCATCATAAGATATACGACTTTGCTTTCCGGAACCTTTGTCACAATGAATTGAATCAGATTCCAGAAATAATCGCCAATGTCATTGTAAAGTGAGAATACTGCATTACCTTTTCCGGCAGAAGCATGTCCTCTCATAAAGTGATTCGTAATAAGATAGCCTGCATCATCAATTACGATTGACTCTGCTTTTGATGCAATTAGGCATTTCATAACCTGCTGGTAATCATCTGTAAACCATCCGTCAATTTTCCCCTTGAATGGAAGTGGCTTGTTTAATACTCTGATAAGGTTCCAGTTTTTGTTCTGACAGTTTCTAAGACTAGTACTTTTACCGGAACCAGATTTTCCAATAATCAATACTGGTGTTGCCATTGTTATTCCTCCTTGTCATAAACTACATGCTTGCTGCTCTCAATAATCGGCAAGCTTGTAATATCTTTCATTGATAAGGTTGATTCGTTATAGATTTCAACCAGCGCGTTGTATGCAACTGTTGATACTTTCACGACCGGGTTATCCTTATCGGTTGCCGGCTGCTTCTTCCTTACCGGAATACGGATTTCAAATTCACTCACTAATACTTTCCTCCTTATATGATTTCTGAGCCGTTAAAAGCCCATTTAAGGCTTGTACGTAGCTTGCCAATGTTCTTGCCTTATATGATTCCTCTATCGGATTATCCGGCACAATAGCAAGCTGAGTGTCAATCAATCTAACAATCTCATTAATGCGCTCTTCCATGTTTACACCGCCTTAAAAAAGCAATACACATTGTCAGAACCATCCCCTCTCACCGGATTTTTTTTGCCATTCGAAAATGTTCCGCCGGCACAGTGATATTCGAGGTGGTTCAGATACATATCCGGGTTTTCCCAGTCAAGAATGTACGATTTCCGTCTGTTCAGCTCCTCTAGAAGCTCGTTCGCCGTTGTTATCAGTTCCATTGTCGGCAGGAGCTTCAATTCTATCTGATTCAGCATTTAACGGACACCTCCCATCTATTAAGAGCCTAAGAAGATGTGCTTTTGCAAGTTTGCACTGCTCAGCCGATTCCTCTTTAAGCAATTCATCATCAAAATAGATTGTATAAACGCCATCCATTTCCTTTCTAGGCTCCCACTTTGAATTCATAATGCAGGTAATGCAAGCATGTACATGCGAAACGATGTCAAACGAAACAAAATAATCTGTTTCGTTTGAAACTCTCCATGCTAATTCAAAAAGCTCTTTGATTTCTTTTTCAAACATTTCCGTTCTCCTTTCTTAAAGCAGTGCTAAATACGTAAACAGTGCAAATACAATACCTGCCAGGATCTGCTGCAAGCTCTTCTCCCAAATCCACACCGGAAGAAAAGTAAGCAGGATTCCTATAATCACACTGACTACGATATCTTTTCTGTTCTGTCTGGGTGATTTCATTCTTTTCCCTCCAAAAAGAAAAAAAAGATTACAGACTGTAAGCAATATACCAAAAGATATTAGTAATGATTAACAGCGCGGCAGTCAAAAGCCATGCACTGAACCACTTCTTAGTCTCTCTCTTTGCTTTTCTTACGATTTCGGTAGCTAGCATTGTTTCAAAATCGTTCCATGTAATCTTTTCATTGTTTGTTACATTTTTTTTATTTTCCATGTTATTTTCCTCTCGCTTAATATTGACTTTTTAGCGGATAGAGGATTATAATTTACCTGTATCCACTAAGGTTGGTTTAGTGGCTTACTGCTCCGGGGTGGAGGTGTCGACTCCCTCCGGGGCGCTTATGCCAAATTTGCTTCTTTTCTTCTGTAGTAGTCCAAGATAATTCTTGAACATTCATCGACAATCCTTTGATTGTCCTCCGATGTGTTATCCTTGCAGTAATCATCATGTATTCTAATTATCCCGCCAGATTCATTCTTAATTGTTTTAATTACTGCCATAAGAATCTCTCCTTTCTACGATAGATTATGATGCTTCTTCTATTTTGCTTCTTCTGCAAAATGTTTCTCCATGAGATCGGCAATCATCAAGTATTCTTCGGCGATTTTGCCTTTTCTGGTATTTTTCACCTGTTCGCGGAACTCTGGAATTGTTCCATAGAAGCAGCCGCAAGACACTTTAACTTGTTTGTCCTTACATCTGAAGAATGTAGTTGTGCGGAATTGAGTACCGAATCCATGAATAGTTGCGTAATCTGCATTGCCGGACACCCATGCATTGCCGGACACCCTTGCATTGTCGAACACCCTTGCATTGCCGGACACCTCTGCATTGCCGAACACCCTTGCATTGCCGGACACCCATGCATTGCCGGACACCCTTGCATTGCCGGACACCCTTGCATTGTCGAACACCCTTGCATTGCCGGACACCCTTGCATTGCCGGACACCCTTGCATTGCCGAACGCCCTTGCATTGCCGGACACCCTTGCATTGCCGAACACCCATGCATTGCCGGACGCCCATGCATTGTCGAACACCCTTGCATTGTCGAACACCCTTGCATTGCCGGACACCCTTGCATTGCCGGA